AGCCGCAATTTAATCAGCCATACATGCCCGTCGCGCGTGACAACACAATCGTCGACCCAATCTTGAACAACCAGCCAGTCTATCGTTATGACCCCTGGCGTCAGGATGACAGTGGGGGTGACTCAGGCGTCCCAGGCGACGACCCCCAGGGGCCAGCCGTTGGCTCAATAACCGGCAGTCTGTCTAACGCATCGACATTGGGAAATATCGGGCTTGGGTTGGGTATGTTTGGCGCTCCAATGGGCCTCGCCGCCGCAATGGGCGCTATCGGCGCAAACGCTGATGTGGCGAACGCTAACGCGATGGCAGCAAACTCTTTTGGCGCCCAACCCAACGAGGTAAGTGTGCTGTCGGCAATGTTGAACGCCATATCACCTTTCGGCATGTTCGGCCAAGACGCCGCCGATCAGCTTTCCGCACTTGGCGCTGAGATGTCATCCGCTCCAGACGGGACTATGTCCGGCGACGAAGATAGTGGCGCTGGCACACCATCCCCAGGTTCCCCAGGCGCAGAGGCCGGCGCCATGACGGCGGCGAACGACGCGATTAGTGCAAACAGTAATGGTGGTGGCGGCGGGTCATCCGGTAACGGCGGCAGCGATAGTGCCGGCATGGGAGACTCTGACGGATCACCAAGCGGGACATGGTAAAATGAGTAACCCAGAAAAAGACATCGAACGCGCAAGCGAGGCGGATTATCTGCTGACGCACCCACTGCTCAAAGAGGCGTTCGACGTGATTGAAGAGACCTACACTGACGCGTGGAAGAACAGTCGCCACGACGCGACAACTGAGCGCGAGCGCGTGTACCTCGCACTGAATTTGCTTGCGACTGTTCGCGGGCATTTGGAGAGCGTTGTTGCCGGCGGCGTTATGGCGCAGCGGGACATCAACGAAGTCACCGGGAAGAAATCCTTCCTAAATTTTTAGCTAAGGAGAATTATTCATGGACGACCGCAACAACTCGCCCGAGGGCGGGACTGCTGAGTTGTCGATGGACGATGCTGTTTCGCTTCTCAATGCGAACTCTGATCAAGAACAATCGCCAGAGAAAACCGAGACCGTAACGCCCAAAGACAAAGTCGAAACCGAAGAGACTGAGGCCGAAGAGGCTGAAGAGGATGAGGACGACGAGGACGAGGGTGAAGCGGAAGAGGTCGATGAAGACGCTTCCGAAGAGGACGACGATGACGACGATGACGGTGTTGAGTTAGACCTCGACGCGATCATCGAAATTGATGGCGAACGCACGACGCTCAAAGAGCTTCGTGAAGGCGCCATGCGTCAGTCCGACTTCACGCGATCAAAGCAGCAATTGGCTGAAGAGCAAAAAGCAATTCAAGCCGAACGCCAAGCAATCGCGGAAGAGCGAGCGCGGTACGCGCAAGCACTCGATCAGTACGAGCAACGGATCCAGCAAGATGTCGAAAAGGAGCCCGACTGGGATGCCTTATTCGAGGACGACCCGCTGGAATACATCCGCCTCGAAAAGCAATGGAGAGACAAAAAAGAGGCAAGGCTGCGCCTGGAAACTGAACGCGAACAAGTGCGTCAGCGACAGGCCGTGGAACAGCAACGAGAACGGCAACAATACATGGAGCAAGGCAAGGCCGCGCTTCTTGAGAAGATCCCCGAGTGGTCAGACCCACAAGTCGCCGCAACGGAAGCCAGACAAATTGCTGAATTTCTTTTGAGCCAAGGTTACCCGCCAGAGGCGGTCCAAAACGTCAGCCCAACGGACATCTTGTTTGCCCGTCAGGCTATGAAGGCGATGAAGACCACCAAGTCGGCTGACATCGCGAAAAAGAAAGTCCAAGCCAAGCCGAAGGTTATTAAGGCCAAAAGCTCCAAACCGCAGAGTGCCGGCAAGACCACGCAACGTCGAAAACAACTGGCAAAACTTGAGCGATCAGGAAGCATTGAAGATGCCCTGCCGCTCTTACTCTCATAGGAGAAGACAAGATGGCACAGCCAACGAATACCTTCGATTCGTACGATGCAAAAGGCATCCGCGAAGACCTCGCAAACATCATCAGCCGGATTGACCCGACTGAGACGCCGTTCCAATCGAACGTCGGCAAGACGTCTGTGAGCAACACTTACTTTGAACACCAGACCCAAGCACTCGCCGCCGCTGACGCAGACAACGCGCACATCGACGGCGATGACACTGCCGCTGCCGCCGTTACCGGCACCGTTCGTGTCGGCGGTCGCACGCAGATCTTCAAGAAGTCGTTCACCCTGTCGGGTACGCTTGAAGCTACCGACCGCGCAGGTCGCGCTAAGGAAGCTGGCTATCAGGCACTGCTGAAGGGCTTGGAGCTTCGTCGCGACAAAGAAGCACGCTTCGTCGGGAACAAGGCATCCGTCACGGGCAACGCTACCGCCGCTCGCCAGACCGCCGGTATCCAGGCATGGTTGACCTCTAACGTGTCTCGCGGCGCGTCGGGCGCCAACGGTGGCTTCTCTTCGGGTAACGTGACTGCTGCCACTAACGGCACGCAGCGTTCGTACACCGAGACGTTGCTGAAGGCTGTGAACCAGTCGGTTTACACCTCCGGCGGCAAAGCCAAGATGTTGATGATGGGTCCTGCACAGAAGACCGTTTTCTCGGGTTTCGCTGGCCTCGCAGAAACTCGCGTCAACGACCCATCGGGTCAAACCTCGATCATCGGCGGCGCTGACAGATACGTGTCCGACTTCGGTACGTTGACCACCACGGTCAACCTCTTCCAAGACGCACGTTCGGCTCTCCTGATCGATCCTTCTAAGGCGAAAATCGCTACCCTTCGCCCAATGAAGCAAGAGAAGTTGGCGAAGACCGGCGACGCAGACAAGTACCAGATCGTCTGCGAAGAAGGCTTGATGGTTGAAAACGAAGCCGCACATGGAATTGTGGCTGATCTTTCTTAATCGCGACTGACCAGCGTTAAAGATGGCGGGGCTACCTTCGGGTGGCCCCGTTTCTTTTAGGGGATACACGCATGAAAAATAGCAACAAATACTCAGCCCCAAAGGCGGAGCAAAAGCCACAGGCGCCGAAGTACCGCGCACTCATTGACAAGATTCAAGGCGTTGACGGTCAGCCCGTCCACGTCGGCCAGATCATCGAATTGTCGGGCGGAGATGTCGAACTCTTCCTCAAGTGTGGGTACGTGGAGAAAGTCTGATGTCAGGCAGAATGCTGCTTAATCGTCGGAATGGAATGGACGTTCACGCCACCATCCAAAATGACGGCAAGTTAATTGTTGAGTACTCCGAGGACGTGCAGCCACACCTTGACCACAACAAGGCGCTACAGGCGGCAGACGACATCCACGTTCGCAGAAAACAGGACATGTGGCACGTCGCGCACATCCCGACGACCGTCATCTACAAGTGGATGAAGGAAGACGGCATCGACGTTTACAACCCCGAACACGACGCGGCAGTGAACGCCAAACTCAACTCCAATGAGTGGCGATACCTCAAGACGGCGGAGATCATTCTCTAATGGGCCTATCAACTTTCACGGAGCTAAAGGCGTCGCTCGCGGACTGGCTTGTCGACGACAACCTGACCGCCGTGATCCCTGACTTCATTCGGCTATGCGAGGCGCGTTTTCATCGCGACCTGCGCATCCGCCAAATGGAAGCTGTGTCCACGATTAACCTTACCGGCGGGACAGCCGAGGTTGCGCTGCCGACTGGCTTCTTAGAGAGCCGCGTCATGGTTCTCCAGTCGACGCCTGTGCGTGTACTGCCAATCAAGACGCCAACGCAATTCTACACCGACCACGGCGCCCAAGACGCCGGCACGCCGGAAGCGTACACCGTGATCGGCAGCAACTTCCACTTCGGCCCGACGCCGGCATCGAACTCCACTGCGACGCTTGTCTCGTACACAAAAGTTGACGCGCTGTCCGACAGTGTCGCCACGAACGCAATCCTCGACGACGCCCCAGACATCTACTTGTACGGCAGTCTTTTAGAGGCCGCGCCATACCTTGGCGAAGACGAGCGCATCACCGTTTGGGTGCAACTCTATGACCGCGCCGTCGATCAGCTAAAGTCCGTGGACGAGCGCACCGCGTGGTCGTCTGGCCCCCTTGTGCAGCGCGTTGAGGTCTACACGCCTTGAGCATCAAGCCCCTAGAGTTCGGCGAGTGGCTACCGGATCAGCCACCAATCGGAAACACCGGCCTGACGGTCGCCAAGAACTGCATTCCCTGGGCGCGTGGGTATAAGTCGCTGAACACCATCTCCGCATACAGTGGGGCGATCACAGCACGTTGCCAGGGCGCATTCTCCGGCATCGACGACACGAACAACGTGAACGACTTTGCGGGTGATGCAACGAAGCTATACAAGCTCACAGACGTGACGTGGGGTGACGTGAGCGGCACCACATACAGCGCACAGGAAGTTGACACGTGGAACTTCACGCAGTTCGGCCAGCGCGTCCTGGCGACGAACTTCACCGACCCTATACAGAACTTCACACTTGGCACGTCCACAGTATTCGCTGACTTGGCGGCTGGCGCACCAAAGGCGAAGTATATCACGAACTCGCGCAACTTTGTGTTCGCTGGATACACCAACGACGCGGTCGACGGCATCAAGCCGGCGAAGTTGATTTGGTCCGCGCTTGGTGATTCCACAGACTGGACGGCGAGTGTCACGACGCAGTCTGACTTTCAATACCTCAACGAAGAGAGCGGGCCTATCACGGGTGTCGTCGGGGGCGAATTCCTGACGGTATTCCAAGACCGAGCAATCACGCGTGCTGACTATGTCGGCCCACCGACCATCTGGAACTTCGACGAAGTCAGCAGCAACCTGGGTTGCTCCGTTCCGAACTCAATCGTGCAACGCGGCCAGGATATCTACTTTCTGTCGTCGGAAGATTTCTACGTGTTCTCGGCGTCGGGTATCCGTCCGCTTGGGGCGCAGCGCATCGCGAAGTGGTTCTACAGCACATTCAACCAAACATATCAGCACCGCATGTCATCTGCCGTGGATCCGATTAACTCTCTCATCATGTGGTCATTCCCAAGCGTCCTCTCCGCGAGCGGCACGCCAGACACAATCCTAATTTACAACTGGATTCTTGATCGCTGGTCGTACGCGGAAATCGATCACGACCTGATCTACCGGTCTCTGTCGAAGGGTTATACGCTTGAGGGGCTGGACGCCATCTCGGCGAGCTTGGACGCCATTACCTTATCTCTCGACAGCCGAGCATGGGCCGGCGGCAAGTTGCTCCTGTCTGCGTTTACAACAGATTTCAAGCTCGCATTCTTCACCGGCACCGCGCTCACCGCTCAACTCGACACTGGCGACTTTATGCCACGCACAGGGAAGACATCGCACCTCAGACGCGTTCGCCCCATCGTGGACGGCGACAACGCGGTGGTCACAGTTCAGCACGCCGGCCAGAACAAACCAACGGACAGCGTGACATTCTCAACAGCCGTCGCGCCGAACGACACGACCGGCAACACCGGCCTTCGCAAGAAGGCGAGATATCATCGGCTGCGCTTCAATATCTCTGGCGGCTTCGATCACGCGCAGGGGTACGAAGTCGATAGCAGCGTGCTGGGTCACCGTTAATGCGGTCAGTCCCAGCAACATACAGAGACGCTACGTCGCACTTGCGTCTTGTCGTAAACGCGCTGCGTGAGCTTGCAAATGGGCGCGTCGATAGTGCCAGCGAAGTTACGTTAACGGCTAACGCAGCGACGACGGTCATTACCGACCCGAGGGTCGCCCCAACAACGAAGGTCTTCCTGTCGCCCACCACCGCAAACGCCGCTGCCGAGCAGGGCGCCGGCACGATGTACGTGTCAGCGAAGGGTGACGGGACGTTCACGATTACGCACGCGAACAACGCGCAAACAGATCGGGATTT